TGGGGCGGGTGCAGATGTTGAGCGGGTTGGTTTGCGCTTCAATGTCAAAGCCCTTGCCCATGTCGCGCGGCTCGCTGCGGGCGTACATCGGGATACCCAGCGTGTTGACCGTTTCGGTGTAGTTGGCCGGGGCGTAGCGGGTGATGAAAAGTCCGGGTACGCCCAAAGGCACCAGGTAGGCATCGTCGTCGCCAATGGTGCAGCCAGACACGCCGCGATAGCGCTCCCAGGTGACACCAGCAAACTGGATCGCCTGGTACGGGTCGGCTTGCGCGTAGCCTTGTGCCGCCGGGGTGTTGATCCAGAACTTCTCGACGTTGGGGTGGCTGGCAAGCTCGTCAAAGAAGTTGATGCCGCACAGCGCACGCAGGCCACTGTATTGAATGCCGCCCAGCGCGGTTTCAACCTGCACAATGGCTGCGGCTACCTTTTTGCGCACCACAGTGCCAGCAGTGGTCAGTGCCATGCCGGTAGTCAACTGCGTGACACCAAAGGCGCTAAACAGGTCCAGCAGGGTGCTGCCGTCTTTATCCAACACCAGGCCCTTGAGTGCGCCCACGCGGTGCGCCTCAATGGTCAGTTCCAGCCCGGAGCGCATTTTGGCCAGCAGGCGGTCACGCGCGGAGGTTACGTTGTCGGCAGTGGCCTCGGTGCCAAACTGGCGAATGTTTTGCAGCTCGTCGGCTTCGATGCCTGCCAGCGCCGGGATGTGCGGGACGCTGAAGGTGTATTCCTTGCGCTTGTCGCCTTTGAATACCTGGCCGGGTGCGCCGCGTGGGGCTGTGCCTACGATGTCAAGCGAGCCGTTGAGTTGCTCGACCTTGACAAAGGTTTGCGCTACGCCTGCCTCCTCGAACAAGCCCAGGGAGCCCAAGCGGAAAGGCTTAAATGGGGCAATGTTGATGGCAGCGGTCAGGCTGGTGAGGGAAAAGGGTTGTTCGTATCCGGTGGCCATGGTGTGATTCCTTTAACTGGGTTGACGCTTTAGCGCACGATGATGAATTTGGCGGCCAGGTCCACGATGCCGGCGGCCTTGTTGGGGGCGCTGATGCCGATTTTCCAAACCAGCAGGTCGCCTTTGACCTCGGCCAAGCGCGCCAGAATCAGCGTGGTGGCATCGGCGCTGGTGGCGTTGGTGTCGATCAGCAACACGGCGGCGGCCGCTTCGCTGCCATCAGATGCCGCGTTGTTATGCAGGGTGTATTTGCCCGAGGCAGTGATCAGGCCCAGCACGGCGCCAGCCTTGAGGTTTTGTCCGCTGATCAGGGTGACCTTTTCGCGGGCGATGCTTTCGCCCTCGGACAGAATGACCTCAAACGGGTAGGTGCCTTCGGTGGCGGTGTTGATAAGCAGAGACATGGCGGGGGGTCCTTAAAGTGAGGGGGTTACTTGGTGGCTACGGCGGCCTGCGGCAGGCGCGAGGCGTAAATGGCCGCCGGGTCAAGCCCAGGGCCAGCGGCCGGTGCGCCGGGTGCGCCCATGCCAGCCTTGAAGCCTGAGCCGGTGGCACCGTTGCCAGCCGGGGGCATCAATATCGGTTTGGTAGCGGCTATCCATGCTGCACCGTCCGTCATGGGCATGTGCTTGGGCGCAGTGGCGCTACCGGCGTTGAACACAAAATCATTGCCCTCTTGCACGATGCGCGCGCTGATGAAGTCGCGTGCCAGGTCGGCATCAAGAAACGGCTGACTGGCCATGGCCTGCGCAATGGCGGCTTCGCGCTTTGACGCGGTAACGCTGCCTTGCATGTCGGTCAGCGAGGCCTTGAACTCATCGCGCTCGCGCTGCGCCCGCTTGAGCTGCACCTCGTATTGCTTGAGTGCCTCGGCCTGGCCTTTGGCATCGCTGAGGTCGGCCAGTTGGTCGGCTGAGTCAATGCCCAGTTTGTCAAGTGCCAGCGCCAGATCGGTTTTTAATTTCTCGCTTTCGGCCTTGACCTTGGTGCGCCCGTCAGTTGATTCCTTGGTGGCCTTGGCGGCCTTGGCCTCTGCCGTCTCGGCTCGGGTGGTTTGTTCGGCAACGAAGGCGGACAAGTCAGCGTACTGCTGTGCGTCCAATTTGTCTTTCAGGCTGGCAATGTCAAATGGCATGGTGGTTGTTTGGGTTGGGTTGATGTGGGGGTCGCATCACGCGGCTTTGTCCTGGGGCCAGAGAATGCCCGCCAGGTTTTGCGTTTTTTGCCAAAAAACGCGGAAGCTGCACGCCATATTTGCCGCCATGCAAAACCACCAAAATTTCAGCGCTGGCACGTCCAGCGAACTTTTCAAAAAGATCAGCGAGGCGCTGCACAGCACAGGCGGCTTTGCGCCGGTGGTGGCCGCCAGCTTTGATTCAAGCGGCACCATGCGCAAGCCTGAGCGGGTGCTAGGTGAGTGCTACCTGGTGCCGTACCCGCGCGAGAATCTGCAAAAGTACGCCGGGCGCGCCGCTTGCGCCACTTATGAGAGTCACCTGCGTGATGCGTGCGAGCGCTTTACCGCCTACCTGGGGCGCAAGGCACCGCAGCGCATCGGTGTTGACTGGCCGCTGGCACAGATGCTGATCAATGACGCGGATGACGCGGGCAGTCACATTGATGTGTTTTGGCAAAATTTCATGCTCGAAGCGCTGGCGCGCGGCTCCATGCTGCTGCTGGTGGATATGCCAGACAAGCGCTTTGATGCCAACATGGCGCAGACGCTGCAAGACCAGAGCCGCGCCATTCCCTACCTGCAAGCCATCAAGCCCGAGGATGTGGCCGATTACCGCATGGGGCGGCGCGGGCGGTTTGAGTACATCAGCATTCGCGCGCATGAGTACATCAACAACCGGTTGGAGCCGGTGATACGGTTTTTTGACGCGCAGGACTGGCGGGTGATCAAAGGGCATGACCCGGCGGGGCAGCAGGTGCTGCGCAGTGGAATGCATCCGTTTGGGCAATGCCCGGTGTTGATCTACACCGAAAACTCGGCTCCTTACCCGTGCATTGGCCGCTTTGCGCAGATCGTGCCGCTATCGCACAGGCTGTTTAACTCGCGCAGTGAGTTGGTGGAGATTTTGCGCAGCCAAACGTTTAGCCTGTTGACGCAGCAGATTGCCAGCGAGCAAGATCGGCCCGCTGCTGTGAGTGGGACGACCACCATTGGCACCAGCGCCATGCTGTTTCACACCGGCGCAACCCCGGCGTTTATTTCGCCCGACAGCGGGCCGGCGCAGACCTATCTGGCTGAGATTGCAGAGCTGCGCGCGGCGATTGCCAGGATTGGCATGGAAACGCAAGCCGAGTCAGGCACTGCGCCAGAATCGGGTTTGTCGCGCAAGATGCGTTTTGAGGGGCTCAACGCTGCCCTAAGCCGGTTTGCACGGGCCATGCAGGATTTGGAGGCGCGGGCGTGGGTGCTGTTTGGCCGGGCGCTGGGCACCACGCAAGCGGTGGAGGTGACCTGGCCGAGTGATTACAACCTGATCGACACCACGGCTGAGCTTGACATGCTGCTGGTGATGCAACAAACTGGCTTTCCACAGGAGGTGCTGCAGGCCAAACGGGCGGCCATTGTGGGCGCTGAGTTTGACCGCGCTGAGCCGGCTGTGTTGCAGGCTTTGCAGGATGCGGTGCTGAATGCGGGGCAGGAGGTGGCCCCTGTTGTGCCGTGAACGTCAACATCACCGGCGCTGATCAGGTGCGCGCCATGCTGCAGCGCATCGGCCCGGCGCTGGCTAACCAGGCGCTGGCTGAAACGGCGGTAAAGATCGAGGATTACATCCGCGCTGAGGCTGGCCAGCACTTAAAGACGGGGTTTATCAACGCCAGTATTTTCCAGCGTAGCGTCAGTGGCGGTTTCGAGATTGGCCACGATTTGCAGCATGCACCGCATGCAAAGTTTGTTTTGTTTGGCACCAAGCCGCATTTGATCAAGCCAAAGAAAAAGAAGATTCTGCGCTGGGCGGGCGGCGGCGCTTTCCACTTTGCCAAAGTCGTGCACCACCCCGGCAACAAGCCAGACGACTGGATAAAGCGCGCTGCCGCCATTGCCCCACAGATTTTCGCTGCCGCCGTGCAGGCGCACATTAACCAAATCAACCGGACCTAAAACCATGCCCCTGATCAACACCTACACCGATGGCTACATTGCCCCCCAAATCACCCCTGCGCGCGAGGCGCGGGCCATGGCTGACATAGCCGACCTGGGCCCCCTGCCTGCCGCTTGGGTGGTGCGCCTGACAGTGCTGCGCGCCTACGTCATCACCTGCCTGGAATGCACCAAAGCGTCCGAAGATATGTGGAATATCAAACTGAGTGCTTACAGCAAAGAGTACACCAGCACGCTGCAGCAGGCACGCTCGGCGCAGTCGCTGATCGATGCCGCCAGCACCACGCCAGGGTTTGGCGCGGGCGTGTTCACTTGCGAAATTGCGCGGGGGTAAGCCATGGCAACGACCAATCCAATGACCGCCCTGGGCGTGCTGCGTGATGCACTGGCAGGCGTGGCTGGCGTGGTGTCATGCAAAATCGGGCTGGAAGCAAACATGACACCGGAGGATTATCCGATGGTGCGCATCGTGCCCAGCCTGGCGCGCCATGCGCCTGTGATCGGGCAGCGCGAGACGGAGGTGCTGATCTACTTTGGCAAGCCGATTCATGAGTTTGAATCTGGCCTTGAGGCGGTGTATCAAGAGCTGTTTGATATGGAAACAGCGCTGATCGATGCGGCTGAAACGTCAGGGGTTTATTGCCAGTACCGCGAGACGGTGGCCGATGAAGACCGGGTTGACGGGTTTAAGCTGATGGCGCTGCGGCTGGCGGTGCAGGGTTAGGCGGCTTGCTTCAAAAGCGCTTCAACTGCTGCGCGCAGGTGGGGCTTGTTTTTCAGGATGGCTTCCCGCATTTCAGGACGAAGACTGGCGAGACGT